ATCAAAAGATAAATGACGGTATCCAGAAAAGGAAACGAAAAATCACATGATTTTTGGTTGCCCCTACGGATCTTGGACAGCAGTTCAAGCACTGGAGGAACAGCGCTATTTGTGCCATCCTTCACTTGTCTCTGTCTCAGAAATACAGGTTTCTCTGAAAAGATAAAACCTGTTCTCCGAGGTTGGAAAATTTCAAAAGGGATGATCAAGGTTGCCAACGAACGTTGGGAAAGCTTCACATCCGTCCTGGCCTTGATAGCACCTGTAAGAGTCTTTTTAAAGAATGAAAAAGATGCAAGGGCTTTATCTAGGCTGGCCTACTGGTTCCTGAATTCCTTAAGGAATTCGGGTTTCTTGTGGACCGAAAAGAGAATGAAGGCGATGTATGAATGGGCCCGGCACTTGTCCGGAGACCCGCTCCCCCAGTCCTCAAGACCGGATATCCCAACTGGGACACCTGGTTTTGACAGACACGGGAATTTCATCGGTTTTCATTTTTTCCGAAACTCTTCATGGGAAATACTAAATGGTATTTCTGATGTCGAGGGTTGGAAAAAGGAAGCTAATTGGGCTTTTTCCTTGGGAAAAAGAGCAATGGGCTTCCCTCTTTTCGAATCTAAGATTCGATCGATTTTAAAGTTCAGAGAAAGAACTATGGAATCGAAGGAACCTCCTGATTTAGTCCATCAGCAGGCTAGAGAATTTGCGAAAGGATATGTTAAAAGTTTTTCTGAAAAACGAATCAGAAATAACTTGGATATACATATCTCCGACTCATCCTCCGCTACTCTCGAGTATTCTCGAAGTAAAAAAGGAAGAATCAAATATGGTTCAGAGGCCATGAAAGAATTTAGGGAAACCGCTTATTGGTTTCCTGGATTCCGAGAAGAAATAGAAGATAAAATCTTCTATACTTCAAGTGGCCAAGAGTTCAAGATAAATTCCGGTGCCCTCCTTTACTGTGAAGAAAAGGTGGGTTACGAAGGTTATTGTCTCCTGAAAGGAGACGCTATCTTCGTATTACTAGGAAGAAATCGACTCATGATAGACCATTCTTTTGCAAAATGCTCGGAGGATGGAGAGATCTCCTTCTTTATAGAAGGAGATCCTCTTCCAACGTTCTTTGGCGATAGTCCGATTAGGTTCTTTGAAGAACCCCCATCATATTCTATAGACGAAGTCAACTCACTCGAAATTCGAGTTGACGCTGTAGATGATGATGGGGCGAAGGCTAGAATAATAGGGATATCCAAAGGATGTCTCATTAATCTCGGCCACGTTCTTCGAAGAATCTATACGGCTATCCTTGAGTGCGATCGCCGAATCCCCACTATGGGGTGGAAGGGAAAAGGACCCGATAGGGTCCTCGGTCCCGACCCCCCATTTGACTCCTCCGATCTGACTGCAGCAACGGACAATACTCCAATTTTGGAGGCTAAGTCCCTTAGCGACGGTCTGATCGATGGACTCCTGGAGTTCGAGAC